TTGATTGGTGAAGAAGATTACTGTTTAGAGATTGAAAACAAGCTAAGACCAGCAGACAAAATAGGCTGGAATCTTGTTTGCGGTGGCGGTAAACCGCCTTCATCGTTGGGTAAAAAATTCATTAAATCTGAAGAAACAATACAGAAGATAAAGATTGCTCTTACAGGTAGAACCGCTTGGAACAAAGGAAAACCACTTACAGACAAACAAAAAGCATCGCAATTTAAGCTGGCTGAGTACATGAAAGACAAGCCACACGCAAGGCTTGGTAAAAGTTTATCAACTGAGTCTATTGAAAAGATGCGTCAAAAGAAGGTTGGTAAAAAACAACTAGCAGAATTAATAGAAAAAAGACGGCAAAAGTTAATTGGTCGGAAGTATGAAAAGATTGCTTGCCCAAAATGCAATACGCAAGTACCTGTCAACATGGCTAAAAGATACCATTTTGACAACTGTAAAGGGTTGCGACCTTACAAAGCAAGGGTTACTATAGATGGTAAGCGGGTTTTTTTAGGGCGTTTTGAAACAAAAGATTTAGCAACACAAGCTGAAATGCAAGCGTACAAAAACGCAAATAAGCCGTTTCCTATTGAATTTATTAGACTTAAAGGATTAAGCATATGAGCATTGTACTTTTAGGCTCTACGAGCGGTTCTATTACACTACAGGAACCCGCAGTAAGCGGCTCTACTGTATTAAGCCTGCCAAATGTATCGGGTACACTAATCACCACAGCATCTAGCGGTCAGTCTATTCCTAAAGCCGCATTACCAACTGGTTCTGTTTTGCAAGTGGTTAATGCTACCTATGGAACAACAACATCTACTTCAAGTTCCACATATTCAGATACAGGATTAACGGCTACAATTACACCAACAAGTTCTTCTAGCAAGATTTTAGTTTTTGCTCATTTAGCTAGTTGTGGAAAAACTACTGGTAATACTTTTATTAGTGCAAGACTTGTCCGAAACTCTACTGCAATTTTAGGTTTTGATGATAGTGCTATATATACAAATGGCAGTTCAACAGACTCATATATTGGTTCTATATCAACAACATATTTAGATTCACCAGCAACAACTTCTGCTACTACATATAAAGTTCAATTTGCTTCTGGATTTAATGTTGCTTCTGTAAGAATAAATGCCAATATTGCACTTAACTCACCTAGTTCAACAATCACTCTTATGGAGATTGCGGCATGATTGACGCCATTTACAAACTGAATCCATCCGTAGTAACCATTCGTGGTGATATAGCCTACGATGCCGATGGTAACGAAGTCGCATACGATAAAGCCGCAGTTCAGGCTTATGTTGATGCTCATGCTTATATTGCTAAACGAGCATCAGAATACCCACCCATCGGTGACCAATTAGATGCGTTATGGAAGGGCGGTGCAGAAGCCGAAGCCATGCTCGCTAAAGTCCAAGCTGTGAAGCAAAAATTTCCTAAAGGGGTCGCATAATGGCATCAATTATTACAGCCACCACTACAAGCGGACTTACTCAATCTGCTGACAATAGCGGTGTATTACAGTTAGCATCTGGTAGTGGTAACTTAGTTACTGTTCCATCGGTAACAGGCACAGCAATGGTTAGCGGTAATATGCCAAGTTTTAGTGCTTATTTAAATGGCGCACAAACACTTTCTACTAATACCATAACCAAAATTCTTTACGACACAGAACTTTGGGATACAAATAATAATTTTGCATCTAGTCGTTTTACCCCAACTGTTGCTGGGTACTATCAAATAAATGCTTTAATTAATGTAAACACAACAGGTTGTAGAGTTTATTTAGCCATATACAAAAATGGTTCTGTATATCAAACTGGTCCTGATAGTGGACTTGCTAATGTGTATGCAGAAGGAATAAGCAGTATGGTTTTTTGCAATGGAACAACTGATTATATAGAAATTTATGGTCAATTTGGAGTTGGTCAAAATGTATCTCAAGGCAGTATTTATACTTGGTTTAATGGCTCAATGGTAAGAGGTGCGTAATGAATTTATACGAAAAAATTAAATCTATCTACCCATCTTTAACAGAAAATGATTTTATGGGTCGCAATGCCACAATCACGCTTCAAAACGACAGCGATGGTCGTGGCGATTACATAGCAAAGTGGGAACACCCTACCCTACCCCGCCCAACAGATGAGGAGTTAGCATAATGCCTATTACACTAAATGGGGATACTGGCATACAGACCCCAATGTATAACGGAACAATTACTGCTAATGCGGTAACACCATCCGTAAACATGAAGAACAGAATCATCAATGGTGCGATGATGATTGACCAGCGTAATGCTGGTGCTAGTTCTTCTTTTGGTTCAACTGGTGCTTACAATACTGTTGATAGATTTCAAGCCTACCAAAATACAAGCGGGACAGCAACGCTTCAACAAGTAGTAGATGCCCCAGCGGGTTTTTATAATTCGTTAAAAGTTACTATTACTGCTAGTGCTACTCCTGCTGCTGGTGAATTATTTCAAATCCAACAGGTTATTGAAGGTTATAACATAGCAGATTTTGCATTTGGAACCGCTAGTGCAAGAGCAATAACTTTATCTTTTTGGGTAAAAAGTTCATTAACTGGTCAATTTGGTGGTGCAGTTCAAGATGGCTCTGCTGCCTATGGATACCCTTTTAGTTACACAATTTCTGCCGCCAATACATGGGAACAAAAATCAATATCAATTACTGGTGCAACGGCTGGTTCTTGGGGTGCAACAACTTCTGCTGGTTTGCGTTTGTATCTTGATTTAGGATGCGGTTCAAACTTTTTAGGGACTGCTGGAGCTTGGGTTGCTTCAAGCGCTCGTGGAGCAACAGGTGATACAAAATTAATATCAACCAATGGAGCTACATGGTTTATTACTGGTGTGCAATTAGAGGTAGGCTCTACCGCTACTAGCTTTGATTACAGACCTTATGGAACTGAGTTACAGCTTTGCCAACGCTATTATGAAAAAACTGTAACTAATACTGGTTTAATTTGGACTGGCGATGCTACTAACGGCAACAACTATTATATGTCTGGACTATTTTTTGTACTAAAAAGAGCCACCCCAACATTCACAGGAACTGGTACTGGGGGTACTGGTTTTAGTGCGGGCGCTCCTGCGGATGCTGGCGCAAATGCGGGTGAATGGAATATGGGTTTTACCTGCAATTCAACAGGAGCTAGACGATATTTCACAGCAGGATTTACTGCTTCTGCGGAGCTATAAAAAATGTATAAATTACACACAACATTTCGGAATGAACAAAACATAATTCGTTTATCTGACAACGCTTTTATCCCATTCGACCCAGCCAACACCGACTATCAAGCCTATTTAAAATGGGTGGCAGAAGGCAACCAACCGCTACCAGCAGACGATAATGGGCAAACCGCTTAACGACATTACTGGCTTTACATTCGGTTCTCTGACTGTGTTGCAGTTAGGAGAATCTAAAGGCAATGGTGCTGTTTGGCTATGCCAATGTAAGTGCGGAACTCAGAAACAAATTCGGTCATCTGACTTAGTATTTAGTGGTGTTAAGTCTTGTGGATGCGAGCAAAGTTTGCGTAAATCTGTGGCTCTTAAAAAGCATGGAATGATTAAAACAAGAACTTACCGCATTTGGACTAACATGAAAACTAGATGCAGAACGCATTTAGATTACGCTGGTCGTGGCATTAAGGTTTCTGATGAATGGCAGAAATTTGATAACTTCTTGGCTGATATGGGTGTTGCACCTGATAATATGAGCTTAGATAGAATTGATGTAAATGGTAACTATGAGAAGTCAAACTGCCGATGGGTTACTCATAAAGAGCAAATGAATAACACTAGGGTTAATATATTTATTGACTGGAATGGTAAAACCCAAACACTTTCACAATGGTCTGAGGAAATTGGTATGCGATATCAAACATTAAGAGCAAGACTAAATGCTGGCTGGTCTGTAGAAGATGCAATGACTAAACCATTACAACAAATCCTTGCTGACGAAGCCCAACTTCAAGATGCGGATGGGAACACGATGACAGCCGAACAAGCTAAGGCTTATGTAGCGAGCTTGCCATGAAGCAGACTGTTTTAGCTAAAACGCTAGACAACGGGCTAATTGAGCCACACCATGAAATAGAAGTGGTGTGTTCGGCATGTGGTTACGACTTAGATGAAGCCGAGCTACAAGCCGATGTCTGCTCAGACTGTAATGCTCCTTTAAACCTTAGACAGCATATTTCTATCCATGCTACGTCTGTTCCCGCTGCGGGCGGAGAGGTGTTTTAAATTGAGCTATGGCAGACGAACTGGGGTTGTCGGCTGGTGCTAAAGGCATTAGTGAAGGAATAAAGACTGGCAGAGAAGCTGGTAGGGAAATTGGCAAGAACATCGAGGATGTTCAGAAGGAAGCAGTAGATGTTGCAAGGCAGCAAGCGAACGCCAAGATTCGGGAACGCAGAGAAGCCGAGCTAAGGAAAGAACGGGCGATATTCAAAGCCCTTGAGGAATACAAGCACCGAAAGAAGATTTCGGACGAGGAGTACAAGTTACGGATTGACTTTATCAAGCAGTACGGCACGAAAGAGTGGCAGAAGCTGATAGACATCAAGACCGAGATTGAGCGGTTAGAGAAGGAAGACAGGCAGTACTTTGACCACGAGTTGGCAAAGGTTAAATGGGTGCAGTTCTGGTGTTTTTTGGTGGCTGCTTGGATTGCTTATTACATGGTATGGGGGTCTAAAAAATGATTACTTTATTCACAACATTGATCTCTTTTCTGTCAGGCGGTCTACCCAGCCTTTTAGGATTCTTCCAAGACAAGTCCGACAAGAAGCATGAGATGGAAATGGCTCGTTTACAGACCGAACGGGAACTCCAGATGGCAGAGCGTGGCTTTGCCGCCCAAGCCCATGTAGAAGAAATTAAGACCCAGCAGATAGAGATGCAGACCCAAGCCCAAGAAAGGGCGTCTTTGTATGCTCACGACATCGAGATTGGCAAGGGTGCTTCCCAGTGGGTTACCAATGCACGGGCGATGGTCAGACCAGCCATTACCTACGGGATGTTTTTGATGTTTATGTTTGTTGAGATCTTTGGGTTCTGGTTTGCCTACCATCGGGAAGTGTCGTTTGACGTAGCCCTTAACCTTTTATGGGATGATGAAACCCAGATTATTTGGGCAAGTATTGTTTCTTTCTGGTTCGGGACTCAGGCGTTTTCTAAGAAATGATGTATAGCGTTTACCATATTAAAAGTAAAACGTCTGGAAAGGCTTACTATGGTTCTACCACGAATTTTAAAAGGCGTACTCATCAACATACATACTTACTACATAGAAATATGCATCACTCTATGCACCTTCAAAACGCTTGGAATTCTTATGGAAAAGATGATTTTCTAATAGAAATCATTAAAACTTTTAAAAATCAAGAAGATATGTTGTTGTTTGAAAAGTCTTTGTTGTCTGATGATTTAAGAAATACCTATAACGTCAGCACAGAAGTAAACAAGCAACACAGATTAAACAGACCGCATTCAGCAGAAACTAAAGCAAAACTTAGTATTCTTTTTAAAGGTCGTACCGTTACAGAAGAAACAAAAGAAAAGATTAGGCAGGCTAGAAAATTGCAACCTTCGCCTATGATCGGTCTGTCTCATTCAGAAGAAACAAAACAAAAGATTCGCTTGGCTAGAGCAAAACAGGCCCATACAAATAATGGTATGAAATTTACTACAGACCAAAAGCAAAGAATGAGTCTGGCTAAACTAGGTAAAGAGTATCCACGGATTAAAGTTATTACTCCAGATGGTGAATTTGTTGGGGTTAAGTGTGCAGCGCAACATTACGGGTTAACCACCGCTGCTGTTAGGTATAGGGTTAAACATAATTCCTTTGGATGGTCTCATGCAAATATCTGAGAAATGCCTAAAAATGCTGCAACATCATGAAGGAATTAGACAGAAGCCCTATCGCTGTCCCGCTAAATTGTGGACGGTTGGCTGCGGTCATGTGCTATATCCAAGACAAGCTCAAATAAAACTAGAAGAGCGGGATTCATTTCCATTGGAAGAAAGAGATAATAGGACATTTTCCATGGACGAAGTCAACGAAATCATGAAAAACGATTTAAATAGGTTTGAGCGTGGTGTGGAAAAATATTGTCCCGTTAAGCTCACTCAGGGACAATTTGATGCTTTGGTTAGCTTCTCATTTAATTTGGGCATCGGAACGCTCCAGCGCAGCACCCTCCGTCAAAAGGTTATTCGGGGTGAAATGGAAGAGGCGGCAGAAGAGTTCTTGAAATATACGCTGGCTGGCGGTAAAGTACTAAAAGGACTAGTAACCCGCAGGAACGATGAACGAGCCTTATTCTTAAGTTAATATGAGCGCCTTACGTTTAGCCCACCATGCTTTTACACCAGCAGAGCGTTTTTTGTTAATTTCAGGATCTGTATTTAATATAATGTGCGCATTTCTCATTGGATGGCTTGGATCCAAAAGAGCTTTTCTACGTTTTTCTTTTTCAGCGTCTGAATGTATTGGGCGACCAATTTTTCTTTGTCTTTGCTTTTCTCTAAATTCTGGGTCAGCCCATTTAGCACGTATTTTTGCTCGGACTTCTGGACGTTTTGCTGGATTGTTATCACCCGTAAATTTAATTTTTACATCTGGATCCTGCATACGTTTTTTGTGCTTCTCTCTTACTTCGGGTCTAAGAGATGGATTATTTTCCTTCATACGTTTGCTAGTTGCCAAACGACCAGCTTCGCTCATTCCACCGCCACCATCACCGCCGACTTTTAAATTTGTTAGAGTGCCATTATTAAGCTGTATTCGTCCGTATTTTTCAATTAAACTACGTTCTAATACTTGGGCTTCTTCTAAGGTGTCTACAACATGAAGTTCTGTAATTACATTTTTTCTTCCAAACTCTTCAAGTTTTTGCTTGCAAAGCCATCCTCTGCCGCCAGCATTAAGAGGGTTTGTTCTTCCAATGGTTTTAGTCATACCAACATAAAAAGGGGTGTCGTTGTGTTTCCAAACATATACAAACATAATATGCTCCTTATTAATAGTTCAACAGGAGTATAGCACAAATGCTCCAAAAATTACAATTCAAACCAGGCGTCAATCGGGATCAGACTAACTACACCAACGAGGGTGGTTTTTACGAGTGCGACAAAATCCGTTTTCGTTCAGGCTATCCGCAAAAACTAGGCGGCTGGCTACGCTATGGAACGTTTGTTGTAGCGGGTATCTGTCGGCAAGTCTTTAACTGGATTACCACGGCTTCTGATAACTACTTAGCTTTAGGGACGTCTAAAAAACTCTATATTGAAGCGGGTCAGATTCTTAATGACATAACGCCCATACGGGCAACATTTACTTCTCCAACAACCAATAATTGTTTTACGACTGTTAATGGTTCTAAAACTGTGACTGTAACAATTACGTCTCACGGAGCATTAGACGGTGATTTTGTCACCTTTTCAGGTGCAGTAGCAGTTGGAGGAATTACAGCAGCAAACCTTAATACTGAGTTTATTGTTGATCAAATTACGGCTAATTCTTTTACGATTACCGTTGCAACGGCGGCTACATCTTCTGCTTCAGGCGGTGGCACTGCAATTACAGCTGCTTTTCAAATACCAGTAGGAAACGCTAATGCGTCAATAGGATATGGTTGGAGTGCAGGATCTTGGGGTACAGGATCATGGGGGACTGGATCTGCTACGCCAGTTGTAAATCCTCAAAGAGATTGGTTTTTACAAAATTTTGATGATGATTTAGTTGCCAATATTCGTAACGGAGCCATTTATTATTGGAAATATTCAGGTGGTTTATCAACTAGAGCTACTTTACTTTCTGCCACAACTATAGACGGAGTCGCTCCTGCGGATGTACCAACACAAGCAATGCAAATTTTAGTTTCTCAGAACGATAAACATTTGCTTTGTTTTGGTGCTACCCCATATGGAGGGGGTTCATTTGATCCTTTATTAATTCGTTGGGCAACCCAAGATCAGCCTAATGTTTGGACTCCGCTAGTCACTAATTCAGCAGGTTTTTTGCGGGTTTCTCGTGGCTCTGCCATAGTCTGTGCTATAGCAACTCGTCAAGAAATTCTTGTTTATACAGAGGGAACATTAAATTCCTTGCAGTTTGTAGGCACAACGGACGTTTTTAGCCTTCAAGAGCTTGCTGATAACATATCTATTCTTAGCCCACGGGCGGTTGTTACTGTTAATAACACGGCTTACTGGATGGGGCATGATAAGTTCTATGCCTATTCTGGACGGGTAGAGACTCTGCCTTGCACCCTCAGAAATCACGTTTTTACTAACCTTAACTACGATCAAGCCGACCAGATTATTTCAGGAACTAATGAAGGTTGGAATGAGATTTGGTGGTTCTATCCCACAGCAGATAGTCAAATTAATAACGCTTACGTCATCTACAACCACCTCGAAAAGATTTGGTATTACGGCACAATAGACCGCACTGCGTGGTCAGATTCATCACTAAGGGAATACCCTCAAGCCCTGACAGGAACGTATGCCACAGGATCTATTTCGTCAACGACTTTAACTGTTACAGCAGTCTCCGCAGGGCTTTTGCAAGTTGGTAGCGTTATTAGCGGTACAGGCATAGCAATAGGAACTACGATTACTGCCCTAGGAACGGGTACAGGCGGAATTGGGACGTATACCGTCAATATCTCTCAATTAGTCGTATCAACCTCCATTACATCCGACAGCATTATTTACAATCACGAACAGGGTTTAAATGACAATACAACAGCAATGACGTCTTACATTGCTTCTTCAGACTTTGATTTGGTAGACGGGGATCAGTTTATTTTGACTAAACGAATTATTCCTGATTTAAGTTTTACAGGTTCAACTGCTAATACCCCAACCGTCACAATGTACATCAAGCCTAGGAACTTCCCTGGCAACGCTTACAGCAATACAGAATCAGGAAATGTCATTGAAACCTCGGTAGACGTGTATACCGAACAGATCTTTATGCGAGCTAGGGCTAGACAAATGGCTATTGAAATTGCTTCTACAGAGTTAGACGTCCAGTGGCAGTTAGGTAGTCCTCGCTTGGACGGCAGACCAGATGGAAGACGCTAATGCCAAAATATAACGTCCGTGCGCCAGCACTACCGCTACCAACCCCAGAGTATCTACAGGCTCAACAGGATCAGTTTCAGAACGCCTTACGGCTGTACTTTAATCGTTTAGATGGCTTTTTAACAGAGTTATCTGGAGGGACAGGTGGAGCTTTACTAAGTTTTCCTTATGGGTCTTTTTACCAAAATGGGTCAACTGCGCTAACGGCTAATATAAGCAACGTATCTACAACGCCTATTCAAGTAACCTCTACGGCAGACTTTCAAAGTACTGGGCTTATTTTGATTGCGAATGAACTAATCCAATACACAGGCAAAACGGCTACAACCTTTACAGGTATTACTCGTGGGGTTAAAGGCACAACTAACGTAGCTCATACAGCGGGAGTGGCGGTCACAGAGGCGGCAGAGGTAACGGCTGGTTCTTCAGCATCTATGGTTATTGATACGGTAATCGCCTCAAATGGGGTAACTTGCACCGTACCAGACTCTAAGGTTTACTTTACCAATGCTGGGTTTTATAACATTCAATTTGGCGTACAGCTTTTGAATTTTACGACCTCAGAAGATAACGTCACGATTTGGCTTAGAAAAAACGGGGTAGACGTGCCATATAGCGCTGGTTTACAGCAGGTTAACGCTAAACATGGAAGTACTCCTGGTAGCCAAATTACGGCTTGGAACTACGTGGATCAGTTTGCGGCTGGAGATTACTTTGAGTTTTATTGGACATCAGATACGGGCAATACGGTTTTAGCGACTTTCCCCGCAGGAACAACCCCAGTCCACCCCGTTTCTCCATCATTAATCTTAACCGTAACCTTTGTATCTGCGGTGTAATAATGATAAACTTCAATCAATCCAACCATATGAGGCCCACATGAGCTTCTTTGACAGTTTAATAGATACGCCTACCTATCAATCTCAAATAATGTCGAGACCAGCTGGTGCGCCTCAAGCTGCGTTGCCACAGACCATGACCCCACCACAAAGCATGGCAAAAGGTGGACTGACCGCTGCCAATGAGAATATCAAGCAAATCCAAATAATGAAAGTAATTGCTAATTACTTTAAAAATAAGGGTTTACCCGTAGACAAAGCAATGGCTGGTGTCCAGAAAGAGATTGAAAATGGTCTTGAATTAATTCCGTTTGAAAGTTCGGTTATGGGGTTTAAGCCACTAGGAAAAGGCGTAGCTCAGATCCATTTCTTCACAGTGGGAACTATGAAGGATTTGGCTAATGATATGAAGTACTTTTATAAGTTCTTAAAAGATAAAGGAATTAGCACAGTATATGATTCCATCCCAGCGCCCATCACAATCCAAATGTTTCAACAGTTAGGTGCTCAGGTTATGCGGTCTGACAATCCAAAGTATAAATTCAAGGCAAATATATGAGTGTAGTTGCACTGAAGCCTAAAGAATCCTCTCTGTTAGAGCAGAAGGTCAATACTTTATACGAAGCTGCTATTGCCCAGCCTCAGATTCAGTGCGAAGAGAAGCACCATTTTGGACCTAATATTTATATCAAAGAAGTGACCATGCCAGCTGGGGCTTTGATTATTGGCAAACACCATCGCATGGAGCATCTATGCAATATGGTCTCTGGTCGGATGAGAATCCTACAAGAAGACGGCACAACCCAAGAATTGGTAGCTCCTATGACATTTATGGCTAAGCCAGGCAGGAAAGTCGCTTACATTATAGAAACCGTAGTTTTCCAAAACATCTATTCAACCCCTGAAACGGATATAGAAAAGCTGGAAAATATGTGTGTAGATAACTCAAAACCTCTATTAGAGGGAGGGAAATAATATGGCATTTGTTGCGGTAGCAGCCTCTGTTGGAACAGCCGTAGGGCTAACTGGTTTAGCAGCCACTATTGGTGGTGGAGCTTTGATTGGCGCTGGTGTTGGCGGTCTATACAGTGCCGTTACTGGGGATGGAGACATCCTAAACAGCATGCTCACTGGCGGTCTTATTGGTGGTGTTGGAGCGTTTGGACTGAATGCGTTTGGAGTCGGTGCTGGCGGTGCAGCAACTGGAGCTGGTGGAGCAACGGGCGCTGGAGGTAGTGCATTGGCAAGTCAAGCAGCAGCACCAGCAGCAACCGCAGTAAATACTGTAACCCCAGCGATGCAAGCAGCAGCTCTAGATGCAGCAGCTGTAGCTGAAGGATCAACTGTTGCTGGCATGGCCCCAGCAGCAAATACAGGATTAGCAGCTAATACAGTATTACCAGCCAGTATGCAATTTACTGCACCAGCAGCTCAAACCGCAGCTGGATTAACAGGCAAAGAAATGCTTGGTTATGGATTAGCTGGAACTACAGCCTTATCTTTATTAGGTGGCAGACAAAAGGGACCAGGGGCAGGAACAATGCCAGACCCTGGTATGGTTCGACCATTTGAATATAGCTCAACTCCAATAACGCCAACAGGTGACTACCCATCGCCATATGCCACAGCCAGATATGAGGCATCAGGAAACCCAATTCTTGATACTAGAGAGCGTAATTACTTTGACCAAGACTTTGCTGCATTGCAACCATACTCAGCAAAAACTGGAGCTGTAAATCCAAATATACCTTTGCCATCTAGTAGCTCAATTAAGGCTGCGGGTGGGGGTATTATGAGAAATTATGATGATGAGCTAGGCGGTGACTACTCCGCTATGGGCATGGATGAAGGCAATATGCAAAAAGGTTTATTTGGCGGAGGATATGCTAGTGGCGGTTCAGTAAAGAAATATTCTTTTGGTGGCTTAGCACTTATAGAAAATTTGATGCGTCAAGCAGAACAAAACCAAATGCCTAAGTATCAATTTGACCAAGGCACACAACGGTATAACACTCTTAGCCAATCTGCAATGGGATCTGCTCCTTCTTTAGGAGGATACCGTTTTGATCCAAATGCAAATCGATATGAAACAAACACACAACCAATGGCAGCTGGCGGTATGACTAGTTTAGGAGGGTACTCAGATGGAGGAAGGATGCTTAAAGGCCCTGGTGATGGTATGTCTGATTCTATTCCTGGGGTTATCGGTAGTAAACAGCCAGCACGATTGGCTGATGGGGAGTTCGTTGTTCCAGCGGATGTAGTAAGTCATTTAGGTAATGGTTCTACCGATGCTGGTGCTAAGCGACTATATTCAATGATGGATAAAGTTCGTAAGGCTAGAACAGGTAATAAGAAGCAAGGTAAGCAAATTAAAGCTGAGAAGTATCTTCCTGCATAAATGCTACAGAGCGCCCAGTCATATGAAGCCAAGCAAAGAGCAGCAGAGATATTGCTTGAACATGTTGGGGTGCAACCTTGCGGTGATTTAGAAGCATTGTTTTGGGTAGGTGAAGAGAATAAAATTGAATGGGTAGTAGGGTTTACGGCTTTTATAGGAAAGACTTGCCAGATGCACGTTATTAACTTGGTAGAGTCGTACACCCCAAAAGGACTTTTATTTGGAGCGTTTGATTTTCCTTTTAACTATTTAGGCGTAGAAAAGATAATTGCCATAGTTAATAGTCTTAATACTAGGGCTATGAATTATGACAAGAAATTAGGCTTTACCGAGGTTGTGCGGTTGGAAGGTATGCATGATGACGGTGGAGATTTGGTAGTTTTAGAAATGAATAAAGCTGACTGTCGCTGGATTAGGGAGCGTGTAAAACATGAAACAGAATTGGTCTCGTAGAGAGTTAGAAGCCTTTGGTGAGCCCCTAGGCGATAGCGTCACCCAGCGTAAGCTCGGTGGTGGATACATCTGTGGTGGCGGTGGTAAGGGCGGTGGCGGTGGTGGCGGCAGTCCTCCCCCAGCAAGCCAGACTGTTACTCAAACCTCTATCCCTGAGTATGCTCGTCCATATGTAGAGACCATGCTTGGTAAGTCTGAGGCTCTTACAGACATTAACCAGAACCCCTATCAAGCCTATGGTGGTCAGAGAATTGCTGGGTTTAATCCTACGCAAGAACGGGCATTCCAAAATATAACGAATCAACAGGTAGCTGGTCAGGTTGGCGCAGGAACTGCCATGGCTGGAGCAGCTGGCTTAGGATCATTAGGCGCAGGGGCAGACTATCGCAACATGGCTACTAATCCAAATGCGACTGCTGCTTATATGTCTCCCTATATGCAGAATGTCGTAGATGTTCAAAAGAATGAAGCGTTGCGAGATGCACAAATGCGTAACATTGGTGCAAATCTTGGTGCTGCCCGTCAGGGAACCTATGGTGGTGCAAGACAAGTATTAGCTGAGCAAGAACGCAATCGCAATCTCCAGCAACAGATGGCTAACATTCAAGCCACTGGTACACAGAATGCTTTCCAAGCTGCTCAACAGGCTCAACAGTTTGGTACGACTGCTGGACTACAGGGTTACGGACAGGCTCTCCAAGGCGCTGGTGCTCTAGGTCAGCTTGGTCAAACTCAGTTTGGACAACAGCAAGCAATTAATCAGGGACTACAAAACGTAGGAGCTGTTCAGCAAGCTCAGGCTCAACAGGGTCTGGATTTGGCGTATCAGGACTTTCTCAAACAGCGTAACTACCCATATCAGCAATTGGCATTTATGTCTGATATGACTCGTGGTATTCCTTTATCTCAAGCCGCCCAACAGGTATACACAGCACCTCCAAGTGCAGCCTCACAGCTTGGCGGCTTAGGTATGTCAGCCCTTGGTATCTACGGCATGTCAGGTGGATTTAAGGCTAAGGGCGGTCAAATTAAAGAAATGGCAAAAGGTGGTCTAGCCTATGCTACTGGTGGTGACATCAAGACGATGACTACTGACCAGTTAGAGGCGCTACTAGAAAATCCAGGTCTAACGCCTTTAGAAGTAGACATGGTTGAAAGACAGTTAATGATTCGTAGACGCATGGCTATGAATCCTGAGTCGGATCAAATCATGGCTCCAGCTTTGCGTTCTGGTATTGCCAGCATTGCTACAGGCGATATGGTTCCAGAAGAAATGGCTGGTGGCGGTATTGTAGCGTTTGCCAAAGGAAACCAAGTTCAGGATAAGTTTGCTGCCTACGAAGACTTAATGCTAGAAGACATTAAGAGACGGCAAAAGGCTTTAGAACAGGGTGATCCTTATGCAGAATCAAAGGCTGAGGAAGCTAAAACAAGAGCAGAAATAGAAAACATTCGTAAGACAGCTCCATATCGAGCATTAGCTATGGCTGGTCTTGGAACAATGGCTGGTACATCTCAACACGCCTTATCTAACCTAGGACTAGGTGGTATTGAGGGACTTAGAAGTTATTCACAGGCTCAGCGTGAACAGAGTGATCTGAACAAGCTACTCTTGCAACAGGCTGGTGAGCGTGAGAAGTCTAAGTTTGCTCGTGAAACTGCCCTTTTGGGATCTCAACAGACTGCTCTTGGTCAGATGCTTGGGCGCAGAGCTTCAGCTGAAGCAACTGCTGCTGCTCGTGGAGAAACTGCATCTAGGAATAAACAGCTTGATCTTACAAGAGCGCAAACAGCTTATAACAGCTTATATAACAATATTTTAGATAATTTAAAAGATTCATCCAGACCTGGACAGCCTAACCATATGAAGTACAAAAACGATCCAACAGCTATGGCTAGAGATGCTCGTGCCGCTGCACAAGCAGAGCTGTCTCCAGAGTTAAAGAATATTCTTGGATTCCAAGCTCCAAGTACTCCTGCTCCAGGCACTCCTCCTCCAGGTGCACCTGCTAAAGTTCCTCCAAAAGCAGCTGTCCAACAGTTAAAAAATATGGATACTGCTGAAACAAGAGCTCAATTTGATGCTATATTTGGTCCTGGTGCAGCGCAAAGAGCGCTAGGCAAATAATTCGAGGATTTAACCATGGCGACTAAGCCTGAGAACGTCAACCCGTTTGCAAAATACGTTGAACAACCAGCTGAAGCGCCTCCCGAAAATCCATTTGCCAAGTACCTAACACCGCAAGAGGAAGAGCCTAGCCAGATCCTTGACCCAGCCAAGATGATTGCTGCTGGGGCTGTTGGTCCTACCGCAGCCATCCCATTAGGTATTGAATCTGCAATCCGTAATGT